CTGAAAATGTCAGTAGTAGCAGAGGTTTTAATATCACTAGCTGCACTAGAGAACACATAGAACTTAGGTGATGTAGCTTTGATACCTTCAATATAAGCTGCAACAGCTAATACAGTAGCATCAACGTGTGTGTCAATAGATAACATATACCATTGGTCTTTAACAGCACGAACGGCAGGGATAGTTGCACTCACCCAATCTTCTACAGAGGCGGCATTGACAGCAACTAGGTTAGCTGTATAATTTGCAATACTAGAGGCATCACCAGAGGGTGTTAAGATTAAAGTTGTTGTGCCTGTTGCCACAATACCACTAGCACCAGTTGTGGGGATAGAGGCTGTTGTTAAGGCTGCTTTTAAACCTGTTACAATTTCTGCTGCTGTAGCTGTGCCATCAGATGTAAAAGTGATTAATGTGCCATTAGCTTTAAAGCTATAAACTGTTGTATCTGCAACTGTAGGCGTAATCGTTACACTCGGCACTAACCGACGACCAACAACAATTTTACTTGGTGCAACTGCTTGACCAAAGTACAGTGTAGCTGCTTTATAAACAGCAGATGTTGTTGCGAAACCTGCCGATAAGATGTCAGCTAATGAAGTGTATTCTTTAGCGCGTTCAGCAAAGATTGTATGTTCTGCAATGAAGCAAGGGATTGAAAAAGAAGCTCGTTGAATTGTACGAGTTTCCCGTGTAATGCTAACATCGACGATGTTATTTAATGTTGTCATGCTGACTCCTTGTTATTAGGGAAGGCTTAGGCTTACACCAATATCTTCTATTGTGCTTGTTGTATTTTGTTGACCGTAATTATATCCGTAAGACATTCCATATCCATTATGATATGCCTCCACTAATCTATATTGAACAGCACCATCCACATCAAAACTATCAATAGTGTCATCTACTAATGTTATTGTATGTGTGTATCCAAACGTAATATCTATTCCTGTAATAGAGAAGATATTATTATCTCTCATCATTGGTACTTGCACCAACTTACCAATTTTGATAACACTTAAACCGTTATCTGCAAACTTCAAACGTGTATTAGCAAACCTCATCAACCCTTCAAATGTTTTAGCAATATTAGGTGCGTTAGTGTTGCTACCACCGCCTTGTTTGTTCTTACCAATAAAGGCGAATCGTACAGTAGATTGATAAGGAATTGATAATGATTGCGTTCGTGTTGTTGCATCTACCCATAGACTTTCTGACGCTGACGACATAGCATCATCTGATAAGACAGTGAGTTCACAGTAAGAGGTCTGAGGCTCTACGCCGTTGTTGTTTGACCAATAAGGTGTCACACCCAAACTTAAAGATTCAAAGGCTAGTACAAGGCTATCTTCGATTGATGTGTACGATGAATTACTTACTGTAGTCATCCATTCACCTCGTCTCTAATAGCAATCACCATTGTATGATTTAGGACACCCATTTCATAAGTGTACAACTCACTCACTTCATACAACTCACTCTTCCAAGAGATTTTATCCCCACTTTGTAGGGCTGTACCTTCTTGTGTCATTCGTAATGTGGTTGTGGTGAACACCTTAATAGCTTTCTTGCTTTTATTACCTTCTGCTGTTGTATCACTGATATTCTTGACAGTGTGTGGTTGAATGTTGGCTGTAATTGTAAATGTTGTTTCAGCACCATCTACCCATCTACCGTGTAAGTAACTTCCTTGTCCATACCGCTTAACTGTTGCTGTTGTGCTTCCTACAGAGAGGAACATTGGTGTTAGCATTATGCCCTCCCTTTACCTGACGCACCTGTAGCTTTTCTAACTTTTCTAACTGCTTGGCTTGATAAATCTAATGTACCGTCACCATAGGTTTCTAACCGTTCAACTGTTCCGCCACCTACGTTGCCAATCTTCTCTTTGTTCTTGCCATAAGCTTTACGGCTATAAATCATCCATTGAATTTTGTTTCTTAGTTGACCTGTTTCTTGTAATATCTTATCATGCCCTTTAGCTGATAGTCGATTGTGCTAACGGTGTAAAGTTACCATCGTCAATTGATTTCTGTACAACTCGGCACATGAATTTAGCTAAGGTTGATAAGCGATGTTGGAAAGCATTTTGGATGCTGTCTTTGCTTCTGCCTGTAGCTGCTAGGCCATATACAAACGGTGCGAAGTTCTTACAAACTTGTGCTGCTATTGGCAAGGTATCTGTGAAGAAAGGGCGACGAGGGTAATTACCTTGTCCCATACCTAATCTATATTCGTGCCATAAGGCTAACACAGCAATTGGCAATCCATTTCTAGTATCTTTACCACCTCTACCACTAGCATCATACTTGCTATCGAAGTAGCCCCATCTGACACTCTTAGCTGCGACATCCTGAAACCTTTTCTCTAGTAGGTCTAATGCTTTCAAGTCAGTCTTAATCATGTTCTCATACTTATTGCCTCTCTTCATTTAACACCTCACAGGGTTTGAGAATCAGTGGCAACGAATACGGTTTTGTTTAAGTAAGAGGGAGTACCATCGGTGCAACCCATATAGAATGGTTTATCTACTGCACCTGTATCAGATGCTCTAGTATCCATATCGGTACGCGATATACCACCAGCAAAAGGCATAGCCGTGATAGAGTCGATAGATGGGTTTGTTATTGCTAATTTGACTGCATCTAAGTAGTTGCGGAAGTAGTCCGAACCCCAGACCTCAACCTGCCCTGCCTTCTCATGCGTATAACGCGATAGGGCGAATAGCAATACTGTGAATAAATCTCTAGTTGCGCGTCTTTCGTTCTGCTCATTTTTATTATAGTAGTAGGTGTATGTTTCATCATCTAGTATTTCTACTGAGTGGATGTCACCTACGTTCAGTCTAAGGCGATCTGTTACACTCGTAGCAGGGGAGTTCGTGTAAGCCATAATCTTTTTCCTTTAGTTATGGCTTACCGTAGGTAGCCTTGTTAGCCTGTTAATCGTCAATGTGTACTTCGTGTTTCATCAAGGCTTCGTATGCGCGTGGGTCAATCTGTGATTTATACTGTTCAGCTACTTGTTTGATGTAGGCTTCTTTGGCTTTCTTGTATGCTTGAAATGCTTCAATCTCGGTGTTGAATCTACCAAGATTATAACCTTTAGCTCCGCCTAGACCACACTTTGCTACAAACTTATCTCTTTCTTTATCGAATGAGACACCTATTAAGTAGTCACCCCTACAAGAGTTTTTAGTAACGAGAAGTTGATTCACAGCTTTGGGGACAAACACGCAAGTATTTTCAGAATATATTTTGTTCCCTTTAACTAGAATATCTTTATCTAGCGCAAAGTCTTTATTCTTAAACCCAATTTGTGTTTGACACCATTCGTAAAACAAGTCAAAACTTTTGAACGCATCACTAGCTGTACACTCGCTATAACTAGGAAGTCTTTTTCTTTCTCTTTCGCTGTAGCACCGTCTAAGCATAGCTTTCCACAGAGAGTATTCTCTTGTGTGCTTTCCACCTACACTTGCTGGATGTTCTCTAGCTCCGATACCCACACCATATACTAAATTACCGTTTGATTTACCACACATATCTTAGCCTCTTGTTTGTTAAAGAGGGTATGTTACTATCATATATTTAATATTTCAACTATTATTTAATTATTAAAAGCCTCCCGAAAGAGGCTTCAATCATCTACTTATTAAGTAGATGAGTACAAGCGCACAATTAATTGTGGCTTCTTACAAACGTGAACAATATTAGCTTCAGATTCAAAGCTGATACCGTTTCCTTTTGGATCATTATACTGGAATACATAAGCTTCCATACCTACAGTGTTAACCAAGTCCATTTTCAACGCAGGGGCAGCAAACGAACTAAACACTTCGGTCAAACCAGTGGGGACAAGGCGTGCTTCACCAGATGTGATGTAGCGTGTACCATCAGGCTTCAAACCACGATATTCAACGAAACGCACACCACCATGAATAAATTCACGAGTACCTTTAGGTAAGCCACCTTCTAAACGGTTACGCAATGGCTCTTGCGTAGATGTGTAGTATTGATAAGCTGTCTGTACTTTAGGGTGTTTAATTAAGTTGGCAAAGTATTCAGGAGAACAGATTGCAACAAAACCAGTAATACTATCTGTACCATCAAAACGGTTGTCAGTGATATACGCAATGCCTTCTTCGATTTTACCGATAATATCAGTAGTGGAAGTGCCAAATACGAAGTCAACTTCCTTACGAGTAACTGCAAAATCCGTATAGTAGTTAACTGATACTGTACCAGAGGGCGAATACACGGTACCATCTTCTAGCAACTTAGCACGAGCAACTTCCATCAAACCAGCATGGGCGCGACGAATACGGGCAAGTTCACGAGCTACAGCAGCAGCTACGGTGTCAGCTTGATCGTTACTACCGTAAGCAGTTTTACCTTGAATTTGTTCAGGGCTGATAAAACCGTCTAAAGGATAATGCGGAATTGGGTAAGAACGCAATTTACGAACTGCATCTTTGGTGTACACGTTACGTTGGCCGCGAACTTGGTCAATCATAACTGCTGTGTTCTCGATAATATCTTCAAAAGACACAGTGTTAGTTGTAACACCTTGAGTTGCACCGAAAATACCTAACTGGTTAATAATATTCCATGAATTTGGAATAGAAAGTAATTCAGTGGTACGGTCAATAACTTCAAAGTTATTTGTATAACTACGAACAATAGCCATGTTTAAATCTCCTTATTATGCTACGACAGGGAACGAGCCAATTTGACTACGGCAAATAATACCGACGGCTTCTAACTCACTGTACATTTTTGTTTTTTCTGCCGTAGTGTCGATAGACGAACCATAAGTCAGAGTTTCCTTACCAACGATAGCTGCACCGCGAACTAACGCAATAACAGAGGTATCAGTAGTAGCTGCAATTGTAGATGTACCGAAGCTACCATCGTTTGCAGAGATGTAGATAGCGCGAGCTACAGCACTACCATCAGTAGCGGTTGCTTCAACTTTCTTATATTTGTAATCACCAACCACTTCAACTGTCCAGCTATCACCAACTACGAAGTCGGCAGCACCATCAGCTAGTGTGAAAGCAATTTGGTTAGAGTATGCTACTGCTACAGTACCATAACCTGTTACAGCACCAGTTGGGTCAGAGACAGTGAAATCACCAGCATTAGATGCGGCTTTGATGATACGAATAGTGTAAGTACCACGTTGGGCTTTACCTGTTGCTGTAACTGTGCCAATAGCACCATTACCTGTATTTGTACCTGCTGTAGCTGTTACAGATGTAGATACGAATGTACGACCTAACACTGTACCAACTGGGTAAGATGTAGCTGAACCTTCATAAGCTGTTACTACATCACGGCAAATGCCTACACTTGCCTCTTGTTCATATTTAACTACAGCGTTGAAGCGGGTTGCTTCCGTTGCGACTAAACTCATTTATTAATCTCCTAGATTACTGTTTTGGAATGTATTGTGCTTTAAGGATTTCAGCTACTTTGTCTACAGGTTCATCTGCTTGACTACCAGCCACACCTTTTTCTTTCAAAGCTTCGGCTTCTAAATCCGCACTGCTTTTAAAGGACTTAATAACAGTAGCGAATGAAACATCATCTAACGGAGATAATGATTTAAACAATTCTGCTGCTTCTTCTTTTGGCTTGACAGCCTCTAATTGTGCTAAACGAGCCGCTTGCACGTTAGCCAATTTCTCAGCCTTCAATACTTCAACTTCATCCTTAGCTTTTTGTACATCAGCTAATGCTAATGCTAATGCACTATCACTCGCCTCTTTAGCTTTTTGTAATTCAGCTAATTGGACTTGAACAACGCTCAATTCGTCTTTAGCCTTTTGTACTTCCTTATCCACAGGAGTCTCCTTTTTACTTTGTTTTACTGGATTTCCAATCGTTTTGGATTTCTCAAGATAAGTTTCAAACTTAGCTTGTGTACTCCTAATGGACAGCAAGGAAGCCACATTCAAATCTTGAATAGTTTCTTTACCATCTTTCACAGACTTTAAAATCTCTACTGAGTTAATAAAATCTTGTTTCTCTTTCTCACACTCTGCTTTATAATCTTCCCAAGACATATCACTCTTTTCTTGTTCAGATATATCCTCTTCGTCTTTGAAGCCTAAGATTGCTGTTAATACCTCAGCTTCATAACTGTAGATATTGAAAAACTTCTCTAGGAAGTCATCAAATGGTAATGTCACTTTAACCATTGTAGCTTTTTCAATGTCAGCATCTAAAATGTCATCTACAGACTTCATCACTAAAGCTTCTGTATAGCCTGAGGCAGCCCCGCCTTGACTAGAATGCACCAAAGCTACATGGTGTGTAGGCTTATCAAAGCGGTATTCATGCACTAGACGTTTAGCCCTCTTTTGTTCTTTTTCATCACTCATTGTTTAATTCCTGATAAACGGCTGTAGCACCAATGCTGACACCTTGTATTTCATTATTCTTAACCATTGTCCACAATAGCTCACTATCTGTATCACCTTCTGGAAAGTGCCAATATTGCAACCAACTTCCTTTCTTAACTTCAATCCCTGTATCGGTAGTGAAGCTAGCAGGAGTAATGAACGATTGTTCAATCTTAGCCTTCTCTGTATTGATACGATGAAATAGGTTAGCCTTATTACATAGAGTATTAAAACTGATACACGCTTTCTCAACACATTCTTCTGTGTTAGTATCACCGTGTTCATCAATTTCATTAGGTGCTAATACAACAAACATAGCTCTACGTTGTTCAATATCAACAGCTTTAGTTACTTCAACTGTTGGTTGTGTCTCTTTTAGTGAACTACCATCTAAACCAAATGTGCTAGTAAGTAGTACAGCTAATTTATCAGCTAACACCTCAACCACACTTTTCTTTACATTACTTTGTGGCATTATGCTGCATTCTCCATATTAAGGTCTGAGGTGTTATTGGCTGCTACTGTATTCTTACGAGTCCCTTCACCGCTTGGTGATTTAAACCCTTCACCACTCTTAGAAGTAGCTGCACCTAATATAGTGTCAAGCTCCTCTTGTGTTGTGTTAGCATCAATGCGATATGGCAAATCTACCATCTCAGCAATAGCATTCACATTTTCAGGTGTTTTAGCAATCAAACCTGTAGCTGCTAGACGTTGAATAGCTTTAGACATAACTTCTAAATCAGCTTCTTCAATATCACCATAAACAAACCTAGGAAATTCTTCATCATCCCAACCATTACGTCTGAATAAATCAGGTATTAAGTCTTGGTTTAGAACGTCTTGAATTTCTTGTAATCTTGCCTCTACAGCCATTGACAATAAGTTTGTCTTACTATCAGCTAAACTGAAACTACCTACATTGTCTTTACCTAAAGAAAGTACATCACAGAACAACACTGTTAGTATCTTGTCATCGTATCTACGAATAGCCGTATCAATGTACTGGCTACCACTGTTCTGCACAGACAACAAGCTAAACTTGAAGTAGGGCATCTTTGTCTCAGGGTCGTACATCAGCGGTGTAATCAAACCAGCTTGTTCATTGTTGTGTAGATTAGTGATAATCTTTTGATACATTGAATAAACAGCTTTATCTGCTGTACTAGCATCTTCCGCCATGTACTTAGGATGCAACTCTAAATGAGGTACGCCCCCCATGTTACGGCTATAACCAACAGCTTCAATCTCTTCTAATTGTGTTCTAAACTTCCAAGCTGTATAGCAACCAACAAGAGGTGATGTACCTTCGGGGTTATCTTTAGCTACGTCTGTACGAAACAGCATGAAACTTTTACGGGGTATTTCAATCTTACCTTTGTACATATCAGGTGTGTAACGTGCAGCATTCAATGTTGATAATTGTTGTTCAACACCAATTAAATCGCGGCCATCGTTACTAAACTGCCAACGGGCTACGCTGTCTTGAGCGCGGATAGGTAGCTTACGAAGCCCCATTAAACCATCGTTGTATTTTGACCCTTGATTCTTGTAACGTCTGCGATACACTTTCTCATTGACACAGAAGCCAAAGGTGTACATACTGACAACTTCTTTAATGAAGTTAAACCACGAGTGTTCCATGTCGTTCATACATTGTTCAACAAACTTAGCTTTAGCCATCTCTAATTCAGTTTCACCTGTTGGTGCTACAGTCCATTTGACGCGGCTAATCATCAACTCAAACATCCCTAAAGCTGCTTTGATTGTTGAATCTGCCGACATCTTACGGAATGTTTTTACTGATTGTGGAAAACGTAACTCTCGTCTAGCTTGTTCTAAGATTTGTCCGTTACTTACTTGTAGCCCTGTAAAACCTTGTTCTTGTAACTTGATTCTAGGGATTGTTCCTGTGCCAGTAGAGAGGCTACTAACGTCAGCTTCTAATTCCACATAGCCTCCTTGTTGGCAATAGCTTTAAAAGCTAAATGAATTTGTTGTTGTCATGTCAGGTATTGAGAATGTTGGGATTTGGATTGTTGAACAGAGGTACATGAATGCGTCCCCTGCGGCATCGACTTGGTCATCGTGTCGTCTGCGCTTCCTACCACCATCAAAATCTGTTAGTTCTTGAATGAAATCTTCGTTCCAATCGCCCTTAACAATTTTAATGCTTCCTGCTTCACTTGCAGAGCAAAAAGGTGCAAAACGTGTAATCTTGGACTGGTTTGTCGGTTTAGCCTTCGCATAGAAACCGTGTTCAGATAAATCTCTTATCATTGTCATGGCATAGGCTTTACCAGCAGCACCAGCATCCTGCGGGATTACGATAAGTGTTTCATCGCCATCTTCTTTTGCTGTAGAAACAATTTTGTCAAAAACCTCACCAAACCTAGCTCTAAATCTAACAACATCCTCAATGTAGTAGACCCCGAACTTATCTTTTGATATTAAGACCCCGACTGTGAAATCTGGGTCAGGGTTTAACTCAGATTTAATACTTCCAGCCACATCCCAAGCCCTCACACGTTTAACTGTGTGTAGTGGAGGTCTATCAACAACCTCGCACCATTCAGACTTCCAATATCCTTCTCCAATTTCCTCAGCAGACCAACAACCATAAAGAAGTTTGGCTTTTTCAACTCTACCTAGACCTTGTAGCCAACCAACGTATGCAGGGTTAATCTCCATGACCACAGGGTTATCGAACACTGTCGCGCTAATGAACTTAAAGCTCATAGGGATTGGAGTGTAAGTTGGTGTTGAGTATTGTTCTACTAACTCTTCTCTTGTGTCGCCCCAAACCATTTTACCATCAATACGGATAAAATAACGTAGTACACCATCTCTGTCTTCTCTTGGGTAGCCGTCTTCATCAAGATACCACTCAATCCATTTATGGAGATAAGAGTTCTTAAGTGGGTTACAAGTGATACGCATTCTTGGACTAACTTCTGGGCAAGCTGGATTACGAAGACGTGACATCAAATGCGTCACCATATTTTCTTCGTACTGTTGCCCCTCATCAACTAGGATGTGATTTGTTTGTAACCCCGTAAAGTTGTCAGCATCTTTAGGGTGTTCAAAATGTCGTAGGTATATTTCAGCACCACTTGAGAATACAAACTTACCCTCTTGTGCCTTCCACCTAACCTTTGAGTCTACCTTCTTATATAATTGTAATGCTGTATCTAGGATACCACCCGCACCGCGCAATTGTGGTGTGGTTCTACGGGTGATTACTCCCCTGAAATTCTTATATTTAATATGTGGTATGAAATCCATCACACCTAGATATGACTTACCTGCACCTGCTGCCTTGCTCAGTTTTAGAGGCGTTACTCTCTTTCCACTATTTCTAGTGTTGTCGGACTATCTCTTGTGCCTTTCAGCATCCCCACATTTCGAGTTCACTTGAACCCTACTGGCTTACACTCATCAGCCATAGTCTCTACACGTTATTAACTCTGGGTAACTTGAATCTTTAAGTCCAGCAGCTTAATTTTCGCTCGGTATCGCCTACGACTTTACGTTTAGGTTTCACCGAAAAGAGGGGTGTTTAGTTTATGTTACAGCAAAACTAGGAGGCGCAAATTTCACCACCAAAAACTGTACAATCTGCTTCTGAATTAATAAAGCGATGTTGCTTTTCACTTCTTGGCGAGATTATTTCGCGTTTGTTTTCTTCCATACTTTCTCCGTGTTAGTATAGGCATCCTTGCCGAACCTGTGTTTATTTCACTTCGTAGTTTATCAAAGCTTGGTATAATCTGACATCTACCTTGTTTTTATAATATTCCGCCGCTTCTTTGACAACTGACTCTTTATGCGCTTTATAGCAAATAAAGGCTTCTTCTGGTGTATCAAAACAGCCTAGATACTCTGTCAACCCTTTTCTGTCGCTGCATTGTGCAATAAACTTTAAACGGCTTGTGTGCCAATACACACCTGTAGGGTAGTTATTTTTAGGAGTAACACTTTTTAAAAGCATAGAATTAATGTTTGAAGGAATAAAAATACAGGTATCTTCACTATAAACTTTGTTGCCTTGTATCAAAATATCTTTATCTAATTGCCAAGTTCTATTATTCTCATCTACATTTCCAAAGCCAACCTGTTCTTGACACCACTCGTAGAAATTTGGATAATACTTGAATGTTTCAGATACGGAGCATCCACTGTAAGATGGGCATTTAGCCCACCCATTTTCCGTACATCTATATAGCATATTACTCCAAGTGCTATACTCTTGTGTCGTCTTTCCGTCTACTACCGCAGGATACTTAGTACCTGTTGTCCCTATCCCACGAACTAATACGTTTGATTTTCTCATCCCCTCACCCCTAAATAAAAAGGTGAGCAAAGCCTTCGTAGCCGTTATTCACAACCCAATAGAAGGACTTACATTTTCTCACAAACTACCAAACATTTAATTAAATAATAAACTAAATTACTGTTCAATTTAACGCTTTCTATAACAGGAGTATAACACACAACCTTATATTGTCAATCAAATGTTACAATCTATTAACAATTCATTTGTTAAGGTTTTTACAACCAACCTCGTTAGGGTGACTTGGGCAGTAAGTATATTCCCACCCCCACGGCGCGGGAGCTTCTTTACCGTAAATGACGTGCGGGTTGGTACAGCCAGCCAAAAATAAAAAAGTTATGAGATTGAGAATTCGTACCATTTGCCACCTCTCTCAATTATGTTCCACAGATATTTATAACCAACCGATTCAAAATTCAAAGGTACTGGGTCTTTTAGATTGTTGTCTAAAACAAACTGTCCTTTGTCGGTTTCAACTATTAATACACAATGGCCTGTATCGTCAGCTTTAACATTGATCCAACAGGTGGCGATATGAATACATAACTCGTCAAAACCTTGCTCTTTTAATAAAGCACGTTTGAGCAAAGCATAATCTTCACAATCTCCAAATGCGCCAGCCTCTTTCCAAAATTCAGGCTTGCCGTACTGCTCTAAATCAGTTTTATACTGAACTGACTCATTAACCTCACGATTAATGCTTTCAACTATGCTATAGCTGTTCATCATCTTGAATCGTGTAGTCCATCAGGTTGGTAAGATTATCAGGACAGGGTATTGAGTAGCTGCCGTCCACTTCTT